CGTAGCCATACCGCATACGCATGCCATGCTCCGCCGTAGCCGAAACTATCGCTGATGTCGTTTTTAAAAAATCCTTCCTGCGCACCGTCCCAAGCGCTAGCTTCGGCAAACATCACGACGTGATTTTGTTCCACCATACCGATGTTTTTTAGCTCCAGTTTCGCGCCGCTTTTGATATTTTCAAACACCAGATCTACGATGCGAAATTTGGCGTCAAAAACCAGTGGTTTGTTGAAACGATCAAAATACGCGATATCTAGTCCAAACGCGCTGCCTATAACAAAGGTCTTTTCGTAGTATGCATTCACTTTTTACTCCGCGGACGAGCCAAGCCCGTCCTTGCGGGCAAGGCTTGGCGCCCTGCACCCGCACTGAAGCCCTGCCTTACGGCGGGGACCCGTTTTACTCCTCGTCGGGGCTTGCCCCAGGACTTTCGCTCCCGGCGCGTCATACCGCCAAAGCCCCTCATTGTTGCTTCGATCCTTTTTACCCATCGCTCGCACCGCTTGTGCGATATGCTCCGCTCACTCAGACGTGCCAAACACCGAGCAGTCGGCGTTTTAAACTGCGTTTGCACGTCTTCTCCACCCATTGGCATAAATCCTAAACTTTGGATTTTTTTCAATCAGGCCGCTATAGTATTGAAGCTCGGCTCGGTCGAATTCTTTATCAAATCTCGCCTCGTCAAATCGGTTTATCGCCGCGAGCGTTTGATCGCCGACGATGCCGTCGTTTACGACGCCCACCAACTGCTGTGTGACTCTTACGGCAGGTCTCACATCTACATTCACGCCAAAAATAAACATCTCGTTCGCTTTGAGTTGGCTCGCGACTTCGTCAAGCCTCATCCTATCCCAGTATGCCTCTTTATAAAACCTACGCACCTGCGCGCGCAAATTCTCGCTAGCGTATAGCGCACGCGATATTTTCTCGATGTCGCCGCCGTATGCGACCGCGCCTAATATCTCGTCCCAGCCTTTCCAGCCAGGATGAGCGTTTTGGTAGATACCCATAAACGTCCAGCCGTCCTCGGTCGGGTTTTTATCTAGCGCATCCTCGGGCCTAGAGAATTCCAGCCGCATTAGAATTTGAAATGCATCGTTAAAATTTGCCATTTTCCATCCTTTCATCATCAAAATTTTCGTGTCTAAAGCTTCCGCCGTAGTCGTCATACCCTCTACCGTATCCGCCGTCGCCCATTCCCTCTATCTTCTTATCCGCGGCTTTGTTTATTTTTCTCCTGGCCCATTCAGCCCCCATAAAGGCGATAATACCGCCAAGAGCCAGCGCCCCCTCAACCTCGTGTATAAGGAGTTTTGAGATAGCAAACGTAGTCCAGCATAGAAACATCGCCGTGATAGTAGCTACGGCAAAAGCCCTTTTCGTGCGGTGTTTTCTGGGCTTGCCGTCATCGTCCAGCAGCCCCAAGACGCCGCCGATCGCGCCCACCACCAATACCCAAAGCAGGTATAGGTATTCTTGAAAATTCATCTTATTGCCGCCCCGAAAATCAAGGCTAGCAAGATAGACAAAGCGATTTCCAGCACTCTTTTTCTACTGAGCCTAAAGCTTCTAAATTTCCTCATGACTAGCTCGCTCATGGCTTTTCCCCTACGCATATCAAAAGCAGCCTCTCGACCTCTTCGTGGTAGGCTGCTATGGCTCCGGCGGTCGATGGATCGCTCTCGTCAAAGCTTGGCTTTGGCGGTAGCTCCACGTCGCAGCGCACGGGCCTAGCTACGTCCTGGTACTGGGTGCGGGCGATGATCTGAGGCTCCGCACCCGCGCAACCGCAAAGCATGATCGCCGCGACGCATACGGCCGCAAATTTGACTATTTTTCCAGCTGCTTTCATTTTCCTAGCCCCCTAAATAGCCTCTCGTAATAGGCCAAGTTTTCCTCGCAGCTACTATTCCTCGGCGGAGGCTCCATCTTCTCGTATTTGGCTTGCAGCTCTTTTCTAAGCCCCGCCTGGCTTTGGCGGATCTTTTTCATATCCAGCGCTATACTCTCGATAGCCTCGTTTTGAGCGGAGATCTTGGAGTTGCACTCAGAGAGGTTCGCCGCATAAATTTGGCTTTCCGCCTCTTTAAGGGCTAGCTTCGTTTGCTCTTTTTCCAGCTTCTCTTCGACGTCTTGTGTTTCGGCTTTTGCGTCCTCGACGTCGCCTTTTAACTTCCAAATTTCAACTCCAAGACCTAGCATTGCGCCCGCAAGAGCGCCGATTACGATCAGCCAAAGTTTGTTTGCGATTAGGAAATTCATTCTACCAATACCCAATCAATAGCAAGGACATCCGTCTGGCTAGCAAGCCACGGTACGATCTTTTCATCAGCCGTTTTCATATCAATGTGAGCGCAGTAATCAATCTCGACCCCATCTCCGAAAATAGATAAAAGCGGTTCGCGATTTGCAATAAATTTAGACCCTTTGACTAAAAACAAAAACATCCCCTTACCGTTCCAGCCTTTGCGCGCTACTCTTTTACCTTGTTTTAAAAATCGTATCGCAGTGCCAAAATCAAACCCCTCGGATATGTTTTGGTAGGCAGCCTCAAAGACGTTTTTAGGCGACCACGAGATGTAGTCGTCAAAATCTGGATGATTTTTTTTGCTATCGGCATACTCTACGAGATAACCCTCGTCGTTTGGATTTTCCTCCGCAGGCACCGTCCAACCGCGCAACTTGTTGTATTCCAAGCGATTCATCGGTATCGCTTTGATCTCCTTGGTTCCTATGTATTTTTGCATTGCTTCTCCTTTATTTAAATAAATTTATAAGAAATACGGCCGTCAATATAACGGTAGCTATGATCACGAATTTCTTTGTGGACGGCTTCATTGCTTTATCCTTTTTAGCGGATTAATCGCCCAGACCGTCTGAAGCACCTTTTTATCGTTCTCGTCCATATACTCGGCCTTATTATCCTGCCGCATACCGACAACATCCATAAGTTTCCAGCCAAGGTATATACGGCAATACCATTTTGATTTGCCGTAGCGTATCTCGCGGTAGTAGCCGAAACGCTCGCGCCCGTCTTTTAGCTTGCAAGTGACGAGGCACTCGGTGCTTTTTGCCCCTTTGTTGTAGGTTGCTAGCGTATCTCCGATCGTGCGCACAGTATTTGCGTCTATATCCTCGACTTTGACGCCCAGATACTTCGCGCTGAAGTTTCCTATACGGTTGCGATACAGCCAGCAAAGGCGCGCCAAATAGGTGCGATTTTTGCCGTTTGGGTAGTGTTCGTTACGCCAGCCGTCGTCTCCGTTGATCCCGTAGTCGGGGTCGTCGAACCAGCTAGCCCATCTAGGCAAATTTTCACTCTTTTCGTCGCAGGCTAGCAGCGCAAAAGGCACTACTAAAAAGTGCAAAATCTCGATAGGAATTTCAACTGCGAAATTGCGCGCTACGGTTAGTTTTTGTTTTATGGTTAGGTTCATCTTAGTACCCGTATTTGATTTTACTCTCGCCGATAGAGTTAGCTAGGTTTTGCCTGCTTACGCTATCGTAATAATGACTTATGCTAACCCAACTAGGGTTTGAGTTTAAAAAGTTATTCGTGCCGATATTCCTTAACGCGTTCATACGGTAAGAGCTTATCCTATCCACGTTACAAAAAGACCCGGAGCCCGAAATCGTTTCCAGTTTTTCAAACGTTACCCCTCCCGATAAAGGAGCGCGTACGCCGTTAGGAAAAATCGTCGTTATATCGCTAAAACATCTGTTGCTTATTTGCGTTAATTCCGGCGCTACTATCTTTGTTAGCGTATTAGAATTAAAGCAACCCGATATAGTCTGCGTTTTTGGTATATTTAACTCTTTTAAATTTCCTCCTAGATTATTAAAACAGTTAGCCCCCAGCGTCTGCAAGGAGCTTAAATTTAACATTCCATCCGTACAAACTGCCCCGAAAGACGGCGCATCGTTAAAATTATTAGACCCGATGCTTTCTACCTTGCTAAAGTCTAGTCTGTTTTTGTGGTAGCCGGGATTTTGCACGTAGTTTTTATAGCTTGAGGTAAAATTCGCGGGGATATTTTTACCCCACGTTATTTTCATTATTCCTCCCTCGTTTGCTATCGTCGTATGCTCGGGATACGGCGCGCTTACGCTACCGAAGAAAAACGCTCCTTTTAACATTACTGCGCCTTTATAAACGAGATTAGGATTTTATTATCCGTTGGTCGCACAAAATAGCTAAAAAATACGTATCCTTGACCGTACGTAGCTTCGCTAGGGTTAAGGATAACGAAGTCGCTAGAAAAGCCCGTCACGCCGCTTGCGTTGCTTATATACACCAGCCCGCTTTGACCGCCGCTTCGCATGCTAGCTTTTATTTGCCCGCTTATGTTCTGGGCGGTAAAATTTACTCCCGCACTAAAATCTATCGTATCGCCGTAAAAGTTTTTTGCCGCCGTATACACGTTTAGTTCGCTTTTACTCGCGTAATTACTAAGTTCGCTCTTGCTAACATACGAGCTTAGCTGCGATTTTAGGGCGTAGTTTGCCTTTTCCGAGTTATATGTCGCGGCGTCTAGCTTCGCGTTTAGCTCCGTTTTGTTAGCCAAATTTACAGTCTTTGCCGTTATTAGCTCATTTGCTTTTGCCTCGCCTATCTTTGCGTTTAGCTCCTCTTTAGTAGCTAGCCCACTCACGTCTACGCTGCCCGATGTTTCGCCTTTTTTGGCGTATGTTTCGTCTATCTTTTTGCTAGAAAACGTTTTATTTTCGGCCGCAGTTTCGTCGTCGATAGGAGTTTTTTGTTTTAGCTCTTCTACCGCGCTTGTTAGCCCGTCTACGGCCTCGTTTATTAGCTGCTTTGCCTTTTCCTCGCTTACGCCGGCGCCGCCGTTTTCTTTGATTTTTGCGAGGATCTCTTCAGCCTTGACCAAAGACTGCTTTAGCGGCTCAAGTCTTTGGGCTACGGCGTTAAATTCGGCTATCTTTGCGTCCATCTCCCCGCTTTTATTATCAAAGCTGTTTTTGGCTAGCTTTATCTCCACCGAAATTGTTTCAAGGCGGGCTAAATTTAGCTCTTTAATTTTTTCGCTAAGGGCTAAAATTTCCTTACAAATTTGCGTAAATTCTCTATCTTGCATGTTCTCTCCTACGGTCTTATTCTTGCTCTCATCACTCTATCCAGGTCTCTTAGATCGGCTCTGTCTTGATACTTCCCGTTTTGAAAATCCATAAATTTGTATATGAATTTCCTACAACTTAGACTTTTACATTTTGCGCGGTCGGCCATGTAAAAGTCTAAATTATTTAAAAACTCCTCGCTCCAAAGAAAATACGTCCCGACTTCAGAGCCGATCTCGTACGGCTTGGCGTATCCTTTGGCTCCAAGCGCGCTTTCGAGGTCGCAACTCGCGTCGTCGAAGTTGCTCGTTTCGTATTCGCAAAGAGCCGCGAGGTATAATTTATTAAATTTAAAACGATCCTTGTCGTCCCCGGCTCTTGCCGCGGCGATACCGTAACCTAGAGCCGCCAGCAGGCTCTCGTCTTCGTAGTCCATCTCGTCCGTCCCCGCGCGAGGAGGGTGAAATTTAGCTACGAAGTATTTTTTTGAGAGATAGTAGTCTACGTCTATGTTTCTGTCGTCCATCTCGATCTTTTCTAGGACCGTTATAGCCCTATGTATCTTCGCCGCGGTTTGACGCATTAGCGATCTAAACTCGTCGTCTCCGCATATTTTTACGCCGCGGCGAGTGTTGATTTCGTATAGGTTTTTAAACTCCGAAAAAGTCATCTTTACTCCTCGGTTTAAGCGAAGGCCGACGGCCTTTGCTTAAACTTTCAGATTTTTAAGCCAAGCAAACGCCACCGGCGTGCACACGCGGAGCGTAAATTCGCTCAGCACTTCCTTTTCGACCGCGTCGTTGCTGGTCGGCAGCTCATTGACTTCCATAGGGCGCCAATTCACCTTAAAAATATCATCGCTTCTAAAGGCAATGATTTCGTTTTGATCAAGGAACGGATTTAGCAGTACCTTTACGTGGCCGTATGTGTTTTTTACCGCTAGCACTTCGCTCTCTAGATATTTTTCGGTCATGTTTGCCTGCTTGATCTTGTCTAGGATGTCAAGTAACCTGTCGTTTTGCTTGTCGTTTACCATCATGAACTCATACGGTCTGCCTTTGCTCCAGCCGATTTTAAACAGATTTCTTATCATCTGCATCGTTAGATCGGTATTCGTCGCGTCGATCGTATTGACGGCGGTAGAAAAGCTCTTTAACCCGCCGCATTTGCCTATTACCGGAGAACCGCCGCCGTTAACCCTCTGAACCGCCGTTTGACCGGAGAGTAAAATCTTTTCGATAGACTTTTTATGCTCTACCGAACTAAATTCGCCCTGCTTTGTTAGACTATCCTTGCCTTGCGTGTCGGTCGTAGGTTTTTGCGAGCCGGTAACACCGTAGGTATTTTTAACTATCTGAAAGTGATTTATGAGATCACCGCCCGTATAATACTTCGCAGCCGCTTTCGGCCCGCCCTCTGCGTGGGCGTTATTTGGATCGCCGTCCGGCAACTCGTCGTAGCCCCACTTGTGCCCCATGGCGGCCCTTGATGACCTGTCTATTGGGGCACCGAGCGAAATCGCGCTATAAAAAGGAGTCGTCTCCCATCCTATTTGCTTTATTGATTTTTCTAAAAGAGCGCCTGAGCTTCCAAACGCCTCTTCCGTCGTCATTAATCCAGTTTTAACCGGCATTTTTTACTCCTTAAAAGAATCTTGAATAAAAGGCCTGCTTCTCGCTATCGCTAGCCTCGCCCTTGTTGATCTTACCGATGAGCTCTTTTACGCTCACGCCGCCGCCCGTTCCTCGCGCTATGTCGAATTCATCCTCCGTCTGCTCCTGCGCCTTGCCGTGGAAAAATTTTAGATAGACGTTTTCAAGCCCGACCGGCGTTAGCAGCGCGTCGCCCGCGCCGGGATTTTTCTCGTCGATTTCCAAAATCTTATCCGTGATTTTTTGCATATCAAAATCGGGATAACTCTTCCTAAAATCCGTCTCCATCTGCGAAAGTTGCGCGGCTTGGCGCATTCTTTGAAAGTCCGCATACTCTTCTTTATTGAGTTTTACGGAGTCGTCCGTGCTCGCCTCGGCTCGCGACTGGGCCTGGGCGGACGTTTTAGTTTCCGCCTGTGCCTGTGGTTTATCTGCGGTTTTTACAGCCGCCTCGGCTTCTTGCGTTTGCGTCTCCTCTGCAGCCGCCAGCCCCTCTAAATCCTGATCGTATACGTCCGGCATTAATTACCTCCTAAATTTAAATCCTGCGGCTCATTTGCCTTAGGCGCGTTATCTTTGCTCTTCTCTGCTTTTTTGGCCGCCTCTTTTAGCTTTTTATTTTCGGCCTCGAACTTTTGAATTTCCTGAGTCAAAGTTAAATTTTCGCCCGCAGCCGCGCTTATTCGCTCCTGCAAGCTCGCGCACTCCTCTTTAAAGCGCTCGGCCTCGCCTTTGGCCTCTAAAATTTCAGCCTTCAAGCGTTCGATCTCGTTTTTGGCTTTAGCCAGCTCGGGGGCGAGATTTTTCGCACCGGACGCGGCTTGTTTCATCTCGGCCTCGGCTGCCTCGTTTTGCGGCATAGCTTCCCACTCTTGCTCGCTTATGATATTCACGGAGGCAAAGCCGCCCTCGCCTTTATCTCGCACCACGACGTCGCCGATACTTCCGCCGCTGATTTGCCCTTTGTTATCGCCCTTTTCGTAAACGCTAAGCCCGTTGCTGGCCATTGCCACGATAGTACCCAAAACCTCGTATTTGTCCCTATATGCCATATCCTCTCCTTTAAAATTTTTATTATTTTATTTACCCGCGTCCTAAAAAAAGTATAAAATTTTAAGACGATACCCATAGCTACACTCCGCCATTTGCCAAAGCCACCATCTCTATCTCCTCCTCGCTCGGTTCTCTTTGCGCCTGAGCTTCTTGCTCCGCTTGCGCTTGTTCTATTTGCGCCTGCTCCATAGCCTGAGCCTGCGCTGCCTCCTGCATCGCCGACATCTGCGCCATAGCCTCATCCACCTGCTCTATCGGCGCGTTTTCGCCCAGGATTAGAGTTAGCACCTCTTTGATTATTTCGCCCGTTATTTTCGGCGAGCTTATTTGATTTTGAGCCAGCACGCCCAGTAGTCCGTTTAGTTGATTGATTTTTACTTCGTTTGCTATCGTCGTGCCGAAATTTACCGAAACGTCAAAATCTAGGCGGTTCGCCTTTCTTTGCGCAAGCGTGCCGATCACGTCTATCACGTTCTCGTCTTCGGTGATTTTTACGAATTCATCGTCGCTTACGAAGCGATACAGTAGCTCTACGAAGTGCTGCGCGTAGCTTGAGAGCATAGTTTCTAGCAAGGTTTGCATCATGCTTTCTATTCTCATCGAGCTCGCGGCGTTTACCGTTTGTAGCGCGCCCATAGCTCGGCGATCGCTCGGGCTAGTTTGCCCGGTCATCACGCTATTTACGCCCGTAGCTATTTCGTACTCTTTGCCGAGCATATTTATCTCTTCGCTTAGCTGATACGTAGGCGGCACGGGAAACGGCATAATTACGTCGCTCACTCTAGCGCCCATGTCCGTTTCTACCCTGATGACCTTTTTTCTCGCCATCACGTCGCTTACCGCCACTGCGCCCCTGGTTTTATCCACCACGAACGACGGATCTATTTGGTTTTCGGTGATGTCGATTTTTTGATTACGCTTGATGTTGTATTCTTCTTGGATTTCTTTGACGATTTCCGGCACACACGAGCCGTAAACGGCGTTTTCTTTTTCGCGCATGCTCTCCTCGACGCTAGGCATCGCGTCTATGCAGTAGCCGAAGTGAAACGGCAGAGTCGAAAATTTAGTTTCTCTTACCAAAAAATCATTAGCAAAACTCTTTAGCTCCCACATCTGGCGGCCGTTTACATAGACCTTTTTGTAGATATCCTTCATCTGCACCCTCTGGCTCCACTCTACTTTTTGACCCAGGATGAGATCTTTGTCCTTGCCTTTATAAAATTTCGTTTTGATTTTTTCTTCGACCTGGCGCACGGATTGACGCCATTTGTAGCAGACGTATTCTATATCGTTGATGTCGCTTGCGTATTTGTCAAAGGCTAGATCGGTGATAGGGATAAAGCGCGTAGCGATATCGCCTTGCTCTTTGTCGTAGAAAAGATTTACTATACCTAGCGGCAGATATAACGCGCTTAGTACGGCCTTGCTGAGCCCTACGCGGTGCTCTTTTTTCTTCCAGCGGTTTTTGAGTACCGCCGTGAGCGCGTTTTGCAGGACGAGATCATCATCGCTTCTGCGTCCGACGCGAGTGATCTCTATCGGGCAGCGATCGCTCATAAAGCTTGTTTTAAAGATAGCGTGGATGATAAAAACGGTGGTTTTGATTAGAGGGACGTAGAGCTTTGAGCGGCTACGCTCGGAGTTTTTGAGCTTGCTCGTTCGCTTGTCGTCTTTGTATGTGGCGAGAAATGCCGCTTCGCATTTTAAAAATCTATCTTTGTGAATTTCAAGATCTCTAAATGCTTTTTCGATTAAATTTAAGTCGTTATCCATCTAAACTCTCCGCTTTTTTGTGGATAGTTTAGATTATGAGTTTCCTAAAAAACGTATAAATGTTATAATACCGCAAAAAAACGAGCGGTAGATGAAAGATAAATTAGACGTAAAAGAGCAAATCCAAAATTTAAAAAGTAAAGGTATTGCTTTCGATATTGTAAATGAAGAAACCGCCGAATGCGTATTGTCGTATTCGACGTATTTGTTTAAGATAAAATCCTATGCTAGGAATTTCGATACCGAAAACGGCAAGTATTTAAGGTTAGATTTTGCCCATCTGTACGAATTGTCAAAAATAGACATGTATTTTAGAAGAGCTTTGTTTAATATTCTAATAGGCGTAGAACATTGCTTAAAGACGAATTTGTTAAAAGACTTTTCAACGCTTGATAAAGTTACCGCCAAAATGTTAACCGCCGACTTCCTAAAATCAAACCTGGGGAGAAAAACTAAAAATTTTTTAGAACGTCCGATAAAAGACAGAAGCGTTTCAAAACTACTTATCGAAAGCAACTCACCGCCAGAGCAAATGCCGTTTTGGGTTTTAATCGAAATTATGCAGCTTGGCAATTTATTAGAGTTATACGAATATTTTTATCAAAAAAGATTTAAAAATTTTTATAAACACAATGATGTTATATTGATATCTAACGCTATGTTTTCACTAAAATGTCTCCGCAATTCCGTAGCGCATAATAACTGTATATTAACTAACATTTTTGATCGAAGCAAAGAAAATATGCAACATGAGCTTTATAGGATATTATCTCCAGACAGATATAAAATTCAACCCAAAACCGGCGATAGCATAGAAAAGATGCTGGCAAATCAAACGATAAGCGATTTTTTAATGGCGATTTTACTTGCCAAGCTCGCCGTTAAAAGCGATGGCTTGTTAAACTCTATAAAACGAGAATTAAGCGTATTTTTTAAAAAGACGTGCGCAACGAAGTATAGGCTAAAAATTTTTGCCAAACACCGCAAAATAACCTCTCGTGCAGCTATGGTTTATAAAAGCTGTTTACAAATTTTAAGCGCAGATTAAATTTTTAAGCGCGGATTAATTAGATATCTAATATAATCCTCCCGATGTTCGTTAGGCAAGATCCGTTCGAGCCTAACAAGAAAAGCGAGGGAGTCCTCGCTTTCTCTATTTTTTTTATTATTAAATTTCAAATCATCTCAGCTTCCTATACCCCTTTTTGCCCGTATACGGATTTACGTTGCCCTTTGTCGAGTAGTTATTTAGCATCGTGCCGTCTTTTCTGGTTTTATAGTGCGGCATCACGTAGGTCCCGTTTTTCTTGAAGTATCCGCGCGTTCTTTGCGCACCTTCGGCTACGCTAGCCAAAACAAACAGCGCGAGCATACACGCTAAAATTTTCTTTAGCATAGTTTATTTTTCTCCTTTTTGTGTTACGCTACTTCATAAGCGGGGCGTGGCGCCTATGGTTAAAAATTTCATTTAAATTCTTTAAACCCTGATATATCTATCTTTTGTGTCTCTAGCGAATTTTTTGTCGTCATATATCTGACTATTAGAGTATTTCCGTTAATGATTTGTTTTTGTCGCTCCTTATTAAAACGTAAGGAAATCATACGCCCCTCATCATATATAAAGCCTTCTAATAAAAAAGATTTATTTTTGTCGACCCTTATTTCTATAGTTTGACGCCCTTGCGATCCTTCTATTGATTCAACCTTAAATTTCTCTCCGCTTAATAATAAGTCAATAATGACGCCTAGCTCATCTTCTTGTATCTCTAGTGTTTTATTTTTAGGAAAAATTACTACACTAATACCAGCGTCCATATTACTACAAACCATCATGTATACAGGCTTGTCCGTCATTTCATCCACTTTTTGTTTTATATCACAATTTGCAAAAACAAAGTTAAAAAGAAAAAATACCGCAAAAAATATTTTTTTCATAATTATCTCCCTTAAATTTTAGAAAGCTCTCTAAAAGCTTCCAGCTTTTTTAAAACGTTTTGCTTAAACTCTTTATTTGCATAAGCTAGCAGATAGGCTATTTTTATATCCTCTCCCGCTAGCTCGCGCGTTCCGCCTTCTACTTTTATACGGCCGTACTCGCTCAGCCCGGTAGCCTCGCCCGGATCCAGCAAGATACCGTGCATAATCCGCTCTATTGCATGCGCCGCAACGGCTATTTTTTGTGGTATTCCGCTAGTCGGGATTTTTTTGAAGTCTTCTCTTGTTAATTGAAAAATTTTTATAAACTCGTCATTTGTTTTTATAAACAAGCGTTTTTTTAAATCTTCCAAATCTCTATATACCCTATTCGGATCATTGTCTTTTATGGCGTTTATGAGTTCGATATCTTCGTCTTTTACCAAGCTTTGCCCTATGTGATAGTTTCCCACGCTGACGTTATTGCCGTTTATAAAATGCCCATTTGATACGTTTACTCCGTTAAATTGCATCTCTATTATCCTGCGCCACTTCTGCGGTATCTCTTTTCTGCTTATCCACCTATCTATTGACGCTTTTGAAGTATTTAAAACTACCGCCAACTCTTCGTCCGTCTTTAGCCTCAAACGAAATTTTAAGTCGTTCAACTCATCCCTGACAGTCATTTTTATCTCCTTTAAGAAAAAAATGTTATAATTTCTCTTGACATTTTTATAACATTTGTTATATAATTGCAACACTTTAAATCAAAACTTTTGATTTAAAGGCTTTAAAAATAAGCCTTAAGTTAAAAGTTTTGATTTTTTACACTAAATTATAGCTTTTTAAAGCTAAAAAAGGACTATTTATGAAACCAAAGCCGAGCGATTACATAGCCCTAAGCGAGGTCGGCGACAGGCTAGAGGGCATTAGGCTGATTTTCGGGCTGGACATGGTCGCGATGTGCGAGATGCTAGGCACTACGAAATATTTTTTCAACGAAGTTAAACGCGGCCGCAAACTCATCCCCTACGAGTGGGTGGTAAAGCTCGCCGAAAAATATAACCTCAATCAAAACTGGATATATCAAGGACAAGGCGAAATTTTTAACAAAAGGAGAAGCGATGCGTGAGAGCGAAAATCAAGATGGCAAGCGCGTGCGCGTTTGTGCTTTAACGGATGAAGAAGAGATGGCGCATGCATTTAAAAAAGCGGGCTTTAACGGCGGCGATCTGGATGCCATAGTTAGGATTATACAAATTTTTCAAAACGAGTGCGGCGTGAGGATGGATCTTTCGCCCAACGACAGGATGAGACGCGCTTACCGTTTCGTAGGCGCGTTTTACGGATGGTTATAAGACGATGCGTAGAGAAAATTTAAAAAGACGTATCTTGCGCGTATTACGAAAATGCGAGCATGATTTTGCATTTCACAGCAACTGCGTTATCACCGACGACGTTAATACCGAGCCGCGAGAGGGCTATAGTTGGCGTATAGACAATAAAGAAATTTTAAAAGAGCTAGACGATCTTTTAAGGACTATTTCGAGAATTCGGGGCAGAGATATTTACCCTCTACGTGCTTGTGGTAATAAGTCCCGACGGAAGGCGCGCTAATGAGTTTTTTAAAGACCGTTTCGGGGACGCGGCAGAATTTATATTCTATGTCTTTGTCTAAAAATTTTATGAGCATGATCTTTGACTTTTCGTCGTACCCGACATATTCGATAGCGGAGGATTGAACTTTTACGATATTCATTGTTTTAGCTCCTTTGGGTTGGATTTTGTTTTGCAGCTTGATTACACCCAAAGGGGCTTAAAGAGTGAATTTGATTAAAAGGATATTCGATGACCGAGCAATTCGCATTCGGAGTTATCGCTATCATCGTCTGCGCTTTCGTCGGAGGCGCTATACTGACGCTGGGAACGCTAGCCCTAATTTTACGCAAAAAAGGCTAAGCCATGACTGCAACTAGGGATTATGTCCGCGTAGACCACGCTAGCATACTTGAGACTTGCAAGAAAAATCTGCAAAATTTGAGCTACCTAGACCGCAAAAACGACCGTCACGATCGCTTTTTGATTTTGGAGCATGCCCTCTTCGTCAAGCAAAACTACCTTTGCCCGCATTTTGACGAGGTGGCGGATTGGTACTATAAGGCTCTTGAATGCGCAGCCAGCGAAAGCGCGCTTGCGGACTACGTAGCGAGGCATACGGGCAAAAACAAGGCCGCGATATATTTTTATTTTCGTCGCTTTCGCTTCAAAAACCCAGGTTTCGCACGCGAAGTCGTAGAAATTTTAAAAAAATTTATAAAAGAAAATAATCTTTTTGCGGAGATTGGTGATGAGTAAAATATCCCTCGCCACTCTCTTTTCAGGCATAGGCGCGCCCGAGTTTGCCGCTCGCGAAGTATTTGACGAGACAGAAACGGTATTTGCCTGCGAGATAGACAAATTCGCCCGTCAAAGCTACCTAGCCAATCACGAGATAGACGAGGCGAGATTTTTTACCGACGTCAAAGAGCTTGATGCTAGGCCTTACGCCGGGCATATAGATATTTTGATAGGCGGCAGCCCTTGTCAAGACTTCTCAATCGCAGGACAACGCGCGGGCGAGGACGGAGAAAGAGGTAATCTGATATGGCAGTTTTACCGCGTCGTTAGCGAGGCTCGCCCTAGCGTTTTTGTCTATGAAAACGTCAAAGGGTTTTTGTCTATCAACGGAGGCAAAAGCTATCAGAGGTTTTTGGGCGCTTTACGCGGGCTAGGCTATCTTTGCCACGCGGAAATTTTAAACACCAAAGACTACGGTATACCGCAAAACAGAGAACGGCTTTATATCGTGGGCTTTTTAGATGCCCGCGAATACCACGCTTTTTCGCTAGCCCCTAAAACCGGCTGCGGACGGCTGGCTGATTTTTTGGATGCGAGCGTAGAGGAAAAATACTTTTTGAGCGATAGGGCTTTGGCGTATTTCCATAGCAAACATCCAAAATTTAACGGCAAATTTAAGCCTAGAAACGAAAACGAAAGTGTCACGACCACCATAACGACAAATCCGGGGCACCGCAGGACGGATATGTTTATCAAAGTCGCTGGCGAGCTCGATATACCTACGTTTAAAAGAGCAAGGCAAATTTATGATACAGACGGAGTGAGCCCAACACTATTGACGGCCAAGAACAATCAAGAAACGCCCAAAGTTATTCAAAGGTCAAGGGGGTTTAATAAAGGCGCCGAGTTTGAACCTTGCCCTACGATTAGCTCAAATAGCTTTGAGCAAAATAATCTGCTAAAGAGCGAGCGCATACGCAAGCTAACCCCTAGGGAGTGCTTACGCTTGCAAGGATTTCCCGAGAGTTTCAAAATCGTAGTGAGCGATACGCAGGCGTATAAGCAAGCGGGGAACGCGATGAGCGTAAACGTCGTAAAAATGATTTTAGAGCGCGTAAAGCTTGCGAAAAATAAAGAATTTAGACTGGTCGGATAGGCAAATATATGAGCGATAGCATTTTTCAAACGATAAAACAAACGGTGTCGAAAAAAGACTTTAAGGATTTTATTCAAAGCGTTTATAGCATCGAGTTTAAAGGCGGCAACGCATTTTGCCCGTTTCACGATCACAACAATGCCACCCCTAGCCTAGGCATTAACTCCGACGCTAGCGGCGCGTATTTCAAGTGCTTTGCTTGCAATACTAGCGGCGATATCGTTAAATTCGTCGAACTAAAAGAGCAAATTTCGCCGCTTCAAGCGGCCAAAAGGGTTTGCGATCACTTCGGTATCCCAAACGCGATAAACGCAAAAGAGATGACCGAGGAAGAAAAGAAAGCCTACGAGGCGCACCAGGCTCTGCTCAAAGCCGAAAATGAAGCTCGCATGAAAAAAGAAGCCGCCGAGCGCGCGAACAAGGAAGCCAAGCTTAAGTTTAGGCTATCCAAAACCGCTCCACAGCTTGTAGAAAATAAATTAAAAAATTACGATTTGATCAAAGATCAAATTTCGGCTCTATTCCCGACGCCTAGCGATAACTTTGACGCATATAGCCGCGAACTGATCGGCTATAGTTTTGAGCATAAAAGCTTGGCCGTCATCATCAGAGACGCAGACGGCACGCCGGTAAATATAAAATATAGAGAGAAATTCGCCTACGATGCTAGCAAGGGAGAGCTAACTAGCGAGCGAATGCCCGGCAAATGGATCGGCGAGAGCGGCGCGCACGCTAGCCCGTTTCCGCTAAATTTCTATGCCGATTACAAAGGCGATAAGGTAGTTATTTGCGAAGGAGAAAAAGACGCATTAAATTTGATGTGTTTTGGTATATGCGCTTTGACTCTGGGCGGCGTAACGGCCAGCTGGGAAGAGTACAAAGAGCTTTTAAGGGACAAGCACGTTTTCATCTGGTTCGATCACGACGAAGCAGGCTACGAAAATGCTATCAAGAAATTTTATGAGATAAAAGACGTCGCCAAAAGTATCCGCATCGTGATGTTTTACGCCTTGGTTAAAGGCATCGAAAAAAACTACGATATCAGCGACTACTTGCGCGACTACGCTTTTAAATTTCAAGCCGAGGACGTCCTGGACGTCGTCGCTTTTAGCTGCTTTGAACCCACGAATTTAGTCATCGACGAGATTTGCGAATATTTTCCCGATCTTGCGGCTAAACTAACCCCATATAAACCCAAAAAGATTATCAAGCATTTTGATGAGATTTTCGGCGAAATTTTAGCTACGGACAAAGACGGCAACTATATAAATATATTTAATGTAAAAGGCGAGCTGGACGAGCCTTACATTCAAGCCGCGTTAAAACAAGCCAAAGAACTTAAGAAAAAAAGCGGAGAAAAATACGCCCGCTTTAAAAAGTCTTATTTTGAGGGCTTTTTACTAGAAGATGGAGAGAAAGGCGATTTCGATAAATTTAGCGAAGTTTTCGACAAGCTTTTATATATAAACAAAACGGTTCTTACAAACTACCACCAAACGCATATCACGGACATGACGGAGAGTTTTAGAAAAAGCCTTAACAAAATCGGATACCAAACGGCACAGTATCGTAACGAGCTTTATTTTTGGACCAAGACCCACTACGCCAAGCTTGACCTACCTACTCTTAGTTACTTTATCCAAGACCATTGGATGAATAAAGCCTGCGTGGATAAGAAAAAAGCTAGCGTAAAAAATGCAAAAGAGATCATCGATAATATCTTAAATACCGCTAAACCGCTCGACTTTATCAGGAGAGACGATCCGCGCCGTATCGTAAATTTTAAAAACGGCACGCTATTTATTAGTAAAAACGGGGTTAGGACTTTTAAACGCATGCACGATCCGCAAGATGCGACGCTAAATATTTTAGAGTTTAACTACGATAAAAGTGCAAAATGCCCTAAGTGGAATAAATTTTTACGTCAAGTTTTACCTGACGAAGATGATCAAAAAACGCTTATGGAGTTTATCGGCTACTGCTTTATGCCTAGCCATGAGTTTGAAAGCTTTCTGTTTTTATACGGCAAAAGCGGGGCGAATGGCAAGAGCGTTATTTTAAGCGTTATTAGGGATTTTTTCGGGACTGAAAACGTATCGTCGCTTCAGCTTCAGCAGTTTGAAGGGCACCAAACGCATGCGCTAGTAGGCAAATTTCTAAACATCGGCTCCGAGATTGACAAAAACGGCACCGATAAAGGACAGCTTTCGGTTTTAAAAACACTGGTCTCGGCAAAAGACGAAGTGAGTATAAACCCAAAGGGCGAAACGCCTTTTAGCCTTCCGCCTAGCGAAAAGCCAAAGTTAGCTTTCGCCGGGAACGAAAAGCCGAAGCAAAACCTAGACAACGGCTTTTTTAGGCGTATGCTGGTTTTAACCTTTGACGCGGAAATCCAAGACGATAAAAAAATTAGAAATCTATCCGATCGCTTCGCCGATGAGATGAGCGGGATATTCTCCCTAGCTATGGAAGGACTCGATAGACTCATATCTCAAGGCAAATTTACAAAATCTAAACGTATGTTAGCCGAGATCGAAGAGTATAAAGACGAAGTAAATCCTATGCGTGCCTTCGTTAAGGATGCGATTGTCGCGGATAAGAATTGGCTAGTACCAAACCCTTATCTATATCAGGTTTATAAATCTTATATCGAAGGTAAAGGCGGAGTAGCGATGAAAGAGCAGAAATTTTTTGGCACGCTCAAGGAGGAGTTACTGCTAAAAAATATTACCGTAGTCAAGGGACAAAAGCGCCTACCTGCCGTTTATACCGGTATCACGTCAAGCAAACCGTATTGTACGTTCGGAATTAAACTTAGCACGATGAGTCTGGATTTTGATTCGGTTACGTTAGCCGGCGCACAAGTTATGATCGACTCTATGAATATTTTCCAAGCAAACGGGGCGGTGCCTGATGTTGATTAATTATATAAATAACATTTGTCGATTATTTAAAAATGTCTTAGCTAGTCTTAGCTTTGTCTTAGATAGGTTAAGACAAACAAACGCCGTTTTTATGGCGCTTTTAGCGATGTTGTCTTATTGTCTTAGCACTTTTTGCCTATATTGCTTTATTTTTTGTTACTTAATTTTTTCTTATTCTTTATTTTATTTTTATGTTTTTTTTCTAAACCAATATAGAAAAAAAGCTAAGACAATAAGACACGTTAGTTTTTTATCGATTTTTAGGCACTTTAAGTGTCTTATCATATCTAAGACAAAGCTAAGACAGCTAAGACAAAAATAAAAAAAGGAAAATCATGAAACAGATGAACGAAACGCAGCAAAAAGCCTTCGAGATATATCTTGATAGCGCGACGTTTGAGACCGACTATAAGCCTATTAGCGAGGAGCAGCTAGCCGCTAAGCTTGATGCTCTAGGGCTAAAAGGCTCTAGCAGCTCGATAAATCGCTGGAAAAAGGATTTTAACTGGGCGCAGGCCTTGCAAAACAAGGTAACGCTGGCTATGAGCGAGGACAAGCAAACTAGGAATTTGATTCAAAAATCCAGCCTAGAAAGCGCGGTTAAAAACACGAAAGTAGATTTAGACAGAAACAATGTCTTAATTGCGGCAAGCTATCAAATTTTAGAAAAAGAGGCTAGACGTATTATCGAAAAGCAAAACGAGCAAGGCTACGTAAGCAAAGACGACATGGAGATAGTTAAATTTTTTAGTACGCTTTCTACCGCTAGACACGACAAGATGTTAGACCGCCTAGCCCTCATGCCGCCCGAGGCCGTTTCGGCGCAGCAGATTTTGTCTCGCCTAAATGAGATCACGATTGAGGTCGAAGACGACGTTGTCGACGCAGAGGTGCAAGATGAAAAAGCTAGCAATTAAAATTTACGACACGTCGGCCGCGCCGCAAGAATGGGCTTTACTCATCCGCGGAGTCAAAAGGTTTTTGGCGGCCTTGGCACTAGTTTTAGTTTTCACAATATTTCAAAATTTAGCAAATTTATAAAGGAGAGAGTATGAGCATATTTTTAAAAGTGCTTTTATGGGGCACGGTTGTGTTTTTTGCCTTAAGGATATTTGGGCAATTCAGAAATTCAGAGATTATCAGGCTCGCAGGCATAAAGCTAACCTTTGCAAGGGATTGGGTTTTAATATTGTTGTGCCTTTTTGGAATATATTTTCTTGACTAAAAAAAGGAGAAGTAAAAGATGGATTTACCTATTTTAAAGATACGCCCTAGCGGCCAAAAACTCGTTTACGACGTTTTGATGTTGGATTATGCCGCAAAGAGGGTTAAATTTATGCTGGATCCCAAAAAAGAGATGACCATGGAGCGCGCTATCGAGGACGGCGACGAGATATTCGCGGATACTGCGACACCAAAAGAACGAAATTTATTCGAGGAGTAGAAAATGAAAAACGAATTTTACGGCGCGGCCGCAAGCCGCGGTGTGCTTCAGGTGGGTCGAGGGAGCGCAGCTTCTCGCCGTAGCGCGGGCTTTGCTCGTGCGAGGAGTTCAAGATGAACATAGGTTATTTCAAACGCAAAAGTTACAAAAATGCCGAGGGGGCAGACATAGGATACGTGGGCGGCGCGATATTCGTGCCGTTTCTACAGCCTTTAGAGGTCGTTATGTTAAGCTCTAGCGCCGAGGACAAAAAGAAAAATCCCGAGTTTCCCGATTTTCAGCTAGCGATGCAAAAAGCCAAAGGCTATGAGGGCGGCAGGCAGATCATAGGCGCGCTTTGGCGCAGGCAGAGCAAAGACGGAACTAAAAACTACATAAGCGGCTTTATCGAGACTCCCGCCGTGCCGGGCTACAAAGTCTATATCGCTCTTTTTAATGCCGGCGAAAACGCCAAAGAGGACGTTTTATACGACATAGTTTGGAACGCTCCTAAACGCGAACGGGGTCAGGACGTACCGCCTGCTAGCGGGGATTTAGATGCGAGCTACTACGCCGACGAAGAAACTATACCGTTTTAAGGAGTGCGCGATGGATGTTATTAAAATTTACGTTTGCAGCCCATATTCGGCATTCGGCGACGACAAGAAAACGGCGCGCGAGGTAGCGATCAAAGCTCTTGCCGAGGCCAACGAGTATTTTAACGGCGACGAGAGGTATGAGCTTTTTAGTCCCGTACTTAACAACGCGCGGTATAGGAATCTAGAGTATGACGAGGTTATGAAAATTTGCCTAAAACAGCTTGATTCTTGCGGCGCGATATTCGTACCTAGCGAAAAGACCTGCGATTATCGCATCACCCAAGATTCAAAAGGTATTTTGATGGAGATGAACCACGCTTTGCTAAACGGCTATACGATTTACGACCCGGGCGCACTGTTTGGAGCGATCGAGGTATAGGATAAAATGATGACTACGGCAGAACTAAAAGACGCCGCTATTTTTATAATGGCATACTCATTCCTCAAAATGGACAGCACTGAGGAGCTCGGCCTTTTTATTAATAAAAAGGCGAGCAAATTTATCGACGAGCTAATCGAGGCAATGACGCCTATCGTGCGGCACTACTACAAACACAGGCAGCGCATAGACGTGCAAACAGCGGCACTCGACAACAAAGCTCGCGTGCGTAAGGAAAATTTCGGCACAACAGCCCCGCAACTAGCCTGCGACCTCCTCTATTTGCGTTTCGCACCAAACGAGCGTAAAGGGCAGAGGCTCGCACCGATACTAGCGGAATTTTACGCGTGTAACAAAGAAAAAATAATGTATATCGTGGATAAAAGCTACGACACAAAATATCGTAATGAGGCGGAGGATAGCCAACGCCTAGCGTATTTTTATATCGAAAACATATGATGAATGAAATAGCGCGAGATTTACGGGCGATAATCGAGGAGTTAGCTATGCTTGAAAAGCGACTCGACAGCCTAAAATTAAAGATAGATTTAGCCTTAGGATCGAATAGGGAGCCATACAGAGCTTGGATAGACGAACTACGAGAGATTAAAAATATAGTAGAAAGGATTAGAAAATGATAGGACAAGAATACATCACGACCAAAGAAGCTAAAGAGATGTTAGGCGGAGTTTGCGACGCTACGCTTTGGCGCTACGTCAAAGAGGGCTATATCGAGAAGCTCAAGCTAGGCAAAAAAACTGTAGTCTATCCCAGGGTCAGTATCGAAAATTTTATCAAAAGCGCGGTTAAAACCGCTCCTACGCAGACGGCTTAAGCGATTAAGCCGTCTAAATAATCCGCCCACCACTGCATCAAACCTTTCATGTGCGACAAATTTGCCGCTCTGTTATACGCCGCCCTTACCGAGTTTGCGTCTTTGTGCGCTAGGCATTTTTCGATTATGGCCTCAGAATAACCGTGAATGTGCGTATTTTCGTTACAAACGGTGCTAAAGCTTGAGCGAAATCCGTGAAATACTATTTCGTCTTTAGTGTAGCCCATGCGCCTAAGCGCGACGTTTAGCGTATTTTCGCTCATATATTTTGTTTTACTAAAGTTATTAAAAAATAGATAATCGCTACGTCCGGCAAATTTACGATATTCAAGAAGCAATGCCTTGACCTGCCTAGACATAGGGAGCTTAAAAACTTCATCCTGTTTCATTTTACCCGCTTCTATACTCCAAATTTCTTTATAGAAATCAAACTCACTCCACTGCGCCGCGCGTACATTAAACGACCTAGCCGCGGTATAAAGCCCGAGCTTTAGGGCGACCTTGGTTTTATGCTCGCCGCCGTATTCGTCGATAGCCAGCACCAGCGCGCGCAGATCGCTATCAGTAGTTAGCGCCGGGTAGTTTTGCTGCTTTTTGGCCTTAAACGTGTATTTAAAATCTATGTCGGCGATGATATTATGCGGCGCCTTACCGCTAGCCACGGCATACCGCCATAGTTGTCCGCAAAATTGAAACAACTTTTTTACCACGCTCAGGCTGCCGCCATCCTCTACTTTTCGCAATACCTCGGTTATTTCTGCGGCCGTGATGCCCGATATGTCTCTTTTGCCGAGGTATGGGAACAGATATTTTTGCGCGTTTCTAGTTTGATTTTGTGCCGTCCACTCTTTAATTATCTCGCTTTTTTTGCCTATCCACTCCATGGCCAGACGCTCGAAATTTTTACTCTCATCACTAATTCTTGCGTTTATGGGATCTATCCCGTCGCTTACTTGACGTAAAAAATCCGTTCTTAGCTCCCTAGCCTTAGCCAGAGTCAAAAGCGGGTAGTTGCCTAAAGCCATGCGCCGCATCTTAAGCGTAAGTGGGCTTTTGTATTCAAGAGCAAAAAATTTACGTCCGCCCGGCTCGATAAATATAAACAAATTTTGCCCGTCGGATTTTTTATAAATTTTGTCCTTAGGCTTTAAATTTTTTATGGCCGCGTCGGTTAACGGCGGGTTGATTTTTGGCAT